GGTCGGTCAGAAACCGGCTCAGTAACATCTAATTGGGAGTCCATTGGCACGATGCGTGGGAAACTGACCCCGCTTACAGGGGTGGAGATATTCAAAGCCCTTCAGGCAGGACACGAAGTCACGCACCAGATCAACATGCGTTTTACTACGCTACTCGACACGACGATGCAGCTGAAAATGTGGGATGATGCGTATGATCGTTACCGCTACTTCACACCCCTCAACGTCATAGACCCCCAGAACAGACACACACAACTCAACATACTTGTCAAAGAGACGTTACCAGAGGCCTAAAATGGGGTTATTAAACGCTACAATAGGTGGCCTCGAATCAGCCTTCGGGCGAATGACTACATTTCTTGGCAAAATGGCGGTTTTCCAAGACAGGGCTGTGAGGGATTCTGGTGAGATCTTAGCTGAAAGGATGCGAGAACTCGCCCCAGAATGGACAGGGCAACTCAAAGCAAGCATCCGTGTCGACAAGACCAGTTATAACACCGTTGAAGTAGGGCCGCACGTTCCGTACGCATATTACATGGAGTTCGGCGCACCGCCACACGTCCCCCCCAGGGGCGCACTCTACGCTTGGGCGGAAGACAAAGGGATGACAGTAGAGGCGATTGTGGCAAAGATCACAGAAGAAGGTGTTGACGCACAGCCGTTCGTGACACCGGCAGTCGAAATGAGCAAACCAGCGATCCAGGCTAAAGTCGTGGAACTGTCAGCGATTGTTTCAGGTGTATGAGGTGGGAGAGGATAAAAAAAGATGGTAAATAAACCTTTTGTATGGGAGCACAGTGCGGAGCTTGAACTTCGTAGAGTGCTCAATATGCGTCTGAGCGCAGCGGTAAGTTGTCCGGTTTATAATGGCAACGCGCCACGCAACAAGAGCTTCCCATATATGATTATTGGAGCAAGCACCGAGAACGAGTTTGGTACAAAACTCAGCAACGGTAGCGATATGGTCATAACGTTCGACATTTTCACCATGGAGGACGGCTATGACGAGCTCGACAGTTTGAAAGGAGAGCTTTTCCACGCACTTTCAGGAGCGCCTTTTTTGTTTAACGCTAACTGGAGTTTGGTGAGCCACGGATTAGACGGGAGTAGGCAGTTTCGCTTTGATGCGACGAAGGCACACGCGATTGTGTACTTCAGATTTAAAATGCAATATATCGAAACATAAAGAGGAGAGTTAGAAAATGGTAGCAATAAATGGTGCCTGTGTTTTACTAGCGGTTGACACAACCGACGCGGGCAACTATGTTGAAGTGGGGATGCAAAAGAACGCCACGCTTAATATGGACACAGACACAGTAGATTCTTCATATAAAGTGTGTGGCGCTAACCTATGGAAGTCCTACATCCCTGGATACAAGGGTTGGAACGTTGACGCCGATGCACTCATCGTTGAGACGGACACGGCACTCGTACACCTTGAGACCCACTTTTTTGCAGGAACGACAGTACCCGTCGCAGTAAAGACACCGGCGAGTGCAACCAAATGGACTGGCACGGTGATTATAAAATCACTGAAATACTCAGCACCCGACGGCGGCCTTTACACCGCAGCAGTTAGTCTACAAGGTACTGGCGCATTGGTCAAGGTCTGAGGAAGTGAGTAAAAGATGGCAGTAGTAGAATCTTCACTCACAGTATTAACATCGACCGAGGCAGGACACCGGATAGACGACCACATGACGGTGTGTGACGTGGCGAACGGCAGCACCTTTGCGAACGACGGCACTGTGATGCTGTTAGTCATCAATAGCGCAGGAGCTAAGAGCGGAATACTTGGCGTCACGTACCAAGTGGCCTGTGCTTATGGCGTCAGCCATAGCAGGTCATATACGTGTACCGCAGCCCAGAATCACTTGATAGGGCCCTTTAGCACAGCGCACTTTAACGATGCGACTGGGCTTGTCCACATAACGTGGAGTGACGGGGACGCTAGTGAGTTTGTTCTGGCGTTTAAGAAAGGACCAACGATGGGTTAGGTGGTGAGATAAAATGGTAGAAACTGCATTAACAGCACTTACGACCTCTGAGGCCGGAGCACGAATAGACGCGAGCACATATTACTCGGCGGCACACACAGACGGGCATACGTTCGCAAACGACGGAGATATAGTGATCTTCTGTAAGAACACCGACGTGGCAGTAGATCCAATACTCACCGTCACCGGACAAGGCGCTTGTCCTTTTGGTGTTATCCACAACAGGACGTACACCATGACACACGGCCAGTCGCACGTTATAGGCCCGTTCTCAACGGCACACTACAACGACACTAGCAGCCTCGTGCACCTCGCATGGAGCGCCACCGAAGCTGATTGTATATTCTTTATAATCAGAAGAGGTCCGACGCTGAGCTAACCCCGCATAACCTTCACAGCCAGAAGGTTATAAACAATGAAGAAACTCAAAAATGAAGTCTTAGTTGAATTAACTGACGAAAACGGTGAACCCAAGACGTACAAATTAAGGTATGACCTTAACGCCTTGGCCGACTTTGAGGACCTCTATGATCAGAGCATCCTCGAAATCTTCTCTCCTAGCATCAACGCTGAAGGAAAGTTTGTTCTTGACGAGGCTGGGATGCCCGTCAACGTTTCCTTCCGCATTGGTATGCTTCGTGACCTTATCTGGGTAGGCCTAAAGTCAAGCCACCCAGAGCTTACCCGTGAAGATGTGGGGTCTTTGTTTGACCTGTCTGACACAGATGCGATAATGCCGCACATCACCGAAGCTCTTGCAATGAGCAACCGGCAGCGGGTCCCGAAAGAAGATGTCGTAGAAGAGGGTAAAGACCGCCCAAAAAAGTAATTACTGACACGGACTTCAAGACCAACTGGGATCTCATTTTTGAGGTAGCATTTGGCCCTCTCGGTTTCGGTCCACATGAGTCGAGTAAACTCGGTGAACTGACCGTGGGGGAACTGTGCGATATGTACGACGGTTGGGTTTGGCGTAAAGAGCGCGAGCGAGAAGATGCCTTAGCGCAGACGTTCCTTCTTTTGAAAGCATGGGGTTCAGAGAAACTCAAGTTTGAACAGTTACTTGGCAGACCACTCTACCCTGTTTTACGGTCAGTCCAGACAGGGCCCACCAAGATTGGGGCTACTAATGAACTCGGTGATAGCAGAACTAGAGAAGAGAAACTCGCAGAAGTCGCTGAGCTGAAAGAGGTCTTTAAAGACGTGTTCAAACCCAAGAAGGACGCCGCAGAGGACACAGACATCACCCCCCTTTTGATAGAGGCGGGTATAGTAGGTAAGGAAGAGGAGTAACATGGCGGGCAATGTATTAGCGGATTTAGTAGTGCGGGTGACGGGGGATATCACCCCTGTTGTTGCAGCATTTGGTAAGTTAAGGACGGAGATGACCGCCCTACAGACCATCGGCGCTGGCTTTACCGCTGTCGGCGCTGCCATGACCGCTGGCATTACCCTACCTATAATGGCTATCGGTGCTGCCGCCGTGCAGAGCGCAGTCACGGTGGGTGGCGCTTACAAAGATATCCAGGCCCAGACTGGGACAACCGGCGCTGAACTGGAGAAGCTTAAACGTGGGTTTGATACTGTTTTTAGTCATGTACCACAAAGCGCAAAAGAAGTCGCCCAGGTTATCTCTATTGTTTATGATAAGCTCAATGAGCTCAACTACGCTATCCCCGAAACCTCAAAGAAATTTTTAGACCTCGCCAGAATGTCACAGGAGGCACCACAAAAGCTGGCTGAAAATGTTTCTTCAATGCTCTTACAGTGGAAAGTACCCGCTGCCGAGTCTGCGAAAGCCCTCGACTTATTATACACAGCATATACTAAAACCCATGTCCCGATAACAACACTCACCAACGACGTTGATAAACAAGGACAGGTAATGAGACAGGCGTATGGGTTCACCCTCCCTGAAACCATTGCCCTGTTCTCGTCCTTAAATGAGGTGGGCATCAGCACATCGGATATTATGCGTGGGATGGATTATGGGTGGTCTAATCTCGCAAAGGCAATGACGGGTGGGGGTACTGTATCAAAGCAGATGACCCCTATCATAGCGGCCATTAATACTGAGCTAACTAAGATGAAGGGTAGCGCCAAGGACTCTGGCGACGTGATGGCTGCCTTTTTCCAAGGGATTAAGGATGGTTCAATAACAGCAGGTCAAGCTGCGGTTGTCTTTGGAAATCGGTTCTCAGCACAAATTGTCGGCGCTATAAAAGAAGGCCGCCTTGACTTTAAAGACTTCCTGGAAATGCTTAATAAGGCACCCGTAAGCTTGGAGGAAGCCGCCGACAAAACGATGTACTTCTACCAGAAGCTTGAGATGCTCAAACACGGTTTAGAAGTCGCACTTGCCCCGCTCGGTATTGCTATTATAGGTGTTCTAACAGGGTTCATGCCCGTCATCCAGCAGATAATCGGCGGGATCACGAGACTTGTAACCGCCTTTACTTCACTCCCACAACCCATTCAAAACGCATTTATTATTATAGCTGGGCTTGCCGCTATCATCGGGCCGCTTTTAATAGTTATTGGCCTCCTTATCTCCTCATTTTCGACGATAGCTATGGGGGCTCTTGCATTTGCAGGGGCAATGATAACATTAGCCCCCGCCATTATAGCGATTGGTCTTGTACTCGCACCCATCGTCATCGCTTTAGCTGCCTTAGCCGCAGGATTTGCTTTAGCATATACACAATCATCAACGTTCCGTGGGATTCTTGGAACTCTCGCGGGCGATCTTATGGCGTTCGGCGGACACGTCGCTGCTGCTTTTGGATTCTTTACAAAAGGTGAGTGGAAAGAAGGGCTTGCCGAACTCAAGAAAGGATTTGACGATCTCTTTAACGATTTAAAAAAGATTGATTGGCACTCTGTTGGGAAAACGATAATCGAGGAGATCCAAAAGGGTGTTAAAGACCTCATGAATACGTGGGGTCCAATATGGGATGAGATCAAAACCAGTTTCACTAAGTGGGTGAGTAGTGTCAACTGGCAGCAACTCTCAAAAGATATCCCTAATGGAATTATTAACGGGATAAAAGAACTTCAAAACCTATTAGGACCCGTATGGGATGGTATTGTAACAAGCTTCAAAACTTGGATGGCTAGTGTCCCCTGGGGTCAGCTTGCCCAAGACATACCCAACGCGATTATAAATGCCATTAAACTTGGCATGGCTACCATTGGTCCTGTCTGGGACTTCATCGCAACGAGTTTCAACAACTGGAAGAACAGTGTCCCGTGGGCGCAACTTGCCGCAGACATACCTGCTAAGATCCAACAAGGGATTCAGACCCTTCAAGCCACGTTTGGCCCTGTGTGGGACTTCATCAAGACGAGTCTTATCAACTGGATACAAAGCGTCACGTGGAGTGACGTGGGGGAACAGATCGGGTTAGCCATTAGAAATGCTATAAAGACAGCCCTTAATACTCTCGTTGGTGGCCTAGGCGAGCTTATACCAACAGAGAACACCAAGTCCGCCTCACTTTTAGAAGTTGGTTTTAATGCCGCTACAAGCTTCCTCTCTGGTTTCCAAAAAGGTGTTGGCAATATATGGCAACTTATAGTAGACGGGCTTGAGCCGCTTGCAGGGAAGGTTGCCGACTATATGGAAAATAAAGTCAACTGGTCGGCCATTGGGACTTTCATAGGTAACATATTAGGAAGTATGATTAGTGGCGCTATGACCGCCCTCTTTGGAGACATCGCGCAAGGTAAAACTCCTGCTGGGGATAATACGGGTCTCGACTCACTTTATTCTAGGCAAAATCCAAGCGCAACTACGTGGTCTGCGGGATCCACAGGTGCAAGTGAATTTGGTACTCAGACTAGCGGTTGGTCGAAGCTACAAGAGGCAGGAAATACCGCAGGCGACGCTCTTGTTAAAGGCTTTGTGGCAGGTGCTCAGAGTGCCATGGCAACTATCGACTGGGGTGCAATTGTTACAGCTGCTATTATGGGTTCTGTATTTCCAAATGCAGAGCCTGATAAAAAGACAGGCAAGCCGCACCTGCTTGGACAACCAGATAAGGGGGACATGAGTGACCCTGCAAACTGGCAGGATATGATTGGTGGTTGGTTTGACGATCTGTTCGTGGATAAAACTGATTTCTCTAACGACCCGTATCACGCCAAGAATAAACCGACAGGGGGTGACAGGTTCGGAGGAGCGACGATATCCATTGCCTCAAAATTTGTACCAGTCGCCGGAGCTGTTTGGGACTTCTTATCAAAAGGAGTGGCAAGTTTAGCGGTGCAGATTGTAGAAAAAGGCGGCGAAGCGCTTGATACACTTAAAGCAGTTAATGGTAAAGTCGTTGACTTCATCGTAAATGTTGTTAAAAGGGGTGGCGAGTGGGTTAACACCTTTGCAGGTAAAGTCGTTGACTTTGTTGTAAACATTGTAAAAAGAGGTGGCGAGTGGCTTGCTAACTTCGCCGGAAAGGTTGTTGACTTTACTGTAAACATCATCAAGCAAGGTGGCGAATGGCTTGACACATTAAAAACCACCGTCATTAATATTGCCGTTGCAATCGGGTCGTTTGTCACAAGCGTCGCTGACTCGTGGCTTAACACTATACACAATGTTGCTTCTGGAATAGCAAGTTGGGCCACTGGCGTTGCAGACGCATGGCTTAATGCAGTTCATAACACAGCAACAGCAATAGGATCCTGGGCTACTGGCGTCGCTGATGCGTGGCTTAACGCAGTACACAACACCGCAACGGCAATCGCAAGCTTCGCCACGGGTGTTGCTGATAGTTGGCTTAACTCTATACACAATACCGCAGTACAAATTGCATCATTTTTGACAGGTGTCGCTGATAGCTGGATCGGCTCTTTACACAGCACCTCAGTACAAATTTGGTCGTTCCTTACGGGTGTCGCTGATGGTTGGTTGAACGCACTCCACAGTATCAACATTCAGGGGATCTGGCAAGGGATCTTAGGGGGTCTACCTTCACTTACCATTGATATCTTTGGTGTGCTCAAGCTTGCAGAAGGTGGGCTTATTGGATGGGGGAAAGCAGTAGCGAATAAATTGGGGTATCGCACGGAACCGGCCCCACCAACACCAGTCGATTGGGCCTCAAAGGGATCAGCTACAACCACGTCAGCCGAAGCCACTAGCGCACACGCTGAAGGAATACTAGCACTTGCAAGTGGGATACGGTCTTTAGCCACTGGCGCCTTTGGAGAAGAAGCCCCAGCGTATATGACTAGTAAACCCCAACTCGCATTAATTGGCGAAGCAGGTCCAGAAGCAGTCATACCCCAGAAGTACTGGTGGGCAATACAGCCATGGGTGCTTCAGGCATTGCCAAAGTTAGGCGGTGGCGCAACCATTGGCCCTGGTGCAACAGGCTCAATCGCAAACGCTATAGAAATTAACATCACCGGCAACACGATCCTCGATGATCGCGCAGCCCGCAACCTAGCCAAAAAGATAGCCGACACGATCAAGCATGAACGTGGGATAATCTAATGATAAACACATGAGGTAAAAAATGACAATAACTGGACTTCAATGGGTGCAATCAACTAACACATACACACGACCGGCTGAATCAGTACTCACCTCATTAACGCCCGCAACGACAATAGCGCAATGTGATGCGATTAACCCTTATGGGGCTATGGGTCGCTGCAACCTATGGGATGACGGCACATTAACGGCAAATTATGGGGATAGGTGTTATACCGACACCGGTGTAGCGAACATGGGCCAGGTGATGGTGAAACTAAAGAAGTTTTGGTACACGACTGACCACACAACGACAGCGGGAACTTATAAATGGTGGATTTCTGATACAGGTACCGACACGCTACCAACAGGCGCGGACCACGCTTGGGCCGTTCATCCGGCGTTTATTAGAAACGGTGTAACTAAAGATTATATTTTCTTAGGCGCGTTTGAGGCCTACGCACCGGCAACTAAATTAGAATCTGTTGCCGGATTTCAGCCGACAACAGGCCTAACGCTTGCGCAATACAGAACCGCCGCAGAGTTACGGGCAGGGACTACTAACAAGTGGGAGATACAAGACTACCTTACTACGAGTGCAGTCCAGTTGTTATACTTGATAGAATACGGCACGTTTAGTAGTCAAACGGCGTTATCTGCGGGAATTACTAATATGTCCGCGGGAGCTGCAAATGAATCATGTACTACTGGCCATACTGGCTCTTACGGGACGGATCTCGGAAACGCAAGTGGTGACGTGGCATTTACTGCCGAACACGAAGCGATAACTACGCATGCGATGTCCTACCGGGGTATCGAGAATTTCTATGGGAATACACACACGTATATAGACGGAATTAACATCACGGACGCACATAGGGCATGGATAGCCGACCACGGTTTCGCTACGAACTATATGGCGTTCGCGACTCCGTATATCGACAGCAAACTTACACTATCCAGTACAGATGGGTGGGTGACAGACATCGTAACCGAGGCCACAGTTCCGAGTGATTACGGGTTTTTACCCTCCGCAGTAGGTGGTTCGTCGACTACAAAACTATGTGATAGGTATTACCAATACGGCGGACAGAACGTCATAGTTGCGTTCGGCGGTCCGTGGTATTACGGCACAGATGCGGGTATGTTTCATTGGGACGTTGAATACTTACCAGCAGATGTTAGGTACGGGGTCGGAACCCGGTTAATGTATATTGGATAAAACCATGACCACATTTGACGTTACCGATTACGGCGCTACCGGAGATGGGACGACCGACGATACCGTAGCGATACAGGATGCGATAAACGCAGCGGAGGCGGCACTCTGGACTAATACCGTATTATTCCCTATACCATCGGTTAACTATAAAGTAACGACGCAGGCAGAGGTACCATGGTACAGTTACGACCCTCCATTCTATTATTGCTTCGCCGCATCTTCTAACATTATCTTACTCGGTGCAACGGGTGGCGCTAAGCCTATGATTAAACACGCCGCTGGTGAAACGCGCGTATGCAGGGCGATACTAACGAATAAAAACGGCTTAACGACGGGGGATAGCAACATAACCGTTGATAATCTGTCGTTTGATATGAATAATAGGAGTTATGCAACCCCCTTAGCTCAATACGCGTGCTGTGTAGAGTTTGGGGGCTACGACGCTACGTACGGACCCATCCCAAGGATATCTGACATTACAATACAAAACTGTTATTTTTATGACGCGGCGATCGGGCCGAGTATGACTACTGGTTTCCCGATCCTCGCTGGTCATATCGCAGGAACTAATATCACGGTTAAAAATAACACGATGGACCTTTGTAGTAACTGGGGGGTAGAATATGATGCGATGTGTGATAGTTTTATAACCGGAAATACGATTATTGATTCTCTGGGGGGCCCCCAACTACTATACTGGTCTAATAATAACCTAGTTGACAATAATATCGTAACATATGCCACGGCAGGATATTCTATAGGACTATGTGTCGCAAGTGGTTCGTCATACAATACTTTTTCGAATAATACGGTATCGGTGAACTCAGTGGGGTTAATGTTTAAAACCGACGCAACCGCGGTTTACACTGATACGCGGGATAACGTATTTGAAAATAATAGTATCACAGTAAACGGCGCGGGCGCATCGTGGGGGTTTTGGATAAATAATAATGGGGGTTCTACGTTTACCGATAATATTGTCAGGAATAATACATTTTATGGTATGCCTTTTTGCGCGCGAGATATGAACGATTGGGTAAATAAAATTACAGTTGACGGGCTAGAAGTTTATAATAACGATTTCGGAGCGATACCATCTGTTGCGGAGGGTTTAACCCCGCAATCATTTGGCACGGGATTCTTATTTCTCGGAAGCGCGATAGGTAGTATATATGGTGATGAAAACACCACCGATTCATCGTGGAATAATATTGTAATAAGAAATAACACATTTTCGGCAAATGGTAAAATATGGATACTAGATAAAACAAGCAATGTAAAAATAAGCGGAAATCGCATTGGAGCGGCACCCGTTCCGATTATTACGGCAGCGGGTATAACCCTCTTAGTCGATAGTTATGTTACCGCCCGCGGTATGCAATCAGATGGGATAATACCCTCTTACGCGGGTGCGGGGGCGTGTGGTGGTACAGCCCCTATATTAACGGACACATTCACCAATACCGGCAACGAATTATTACTATTAAAACACGGGAATATTGGCGACGGTTGCCGCGTTCACGATATAACCGTTACCGGGGCCGACGAAACGATAGATTATACCCTTGCGTTATCCCCGGATCGCGGCACGTTTATAGGCCCTTTTCCCTTACCGCTTTTTGGCCCCTACCCAACTATCACTTACGATAATACAAACCTGTATATCTCGGTATTAAATGACACGCCTTACACCCCATAGAATAATAAAAAGGAGATTATAAAAAGTGACCGACTGTATCATCCCATTTCTCCTTACTGTTGGGGGACCGTCACCAACATATTACCCTGTGAACGGCACGGATTATATTAGGATTGATGAGCGGACATACCTACATTTTTATAATGATTCTGCGGTTGATGACGTTGTTGTTTACCGTTCATTTGATCCCTATGATGTAGGCCTTTATTGGTGTCAATCTGTTTCGTTACCAGCGGGGACAGAATTAGTAGTTGGCCCCTTTGACACCTCAAAGTATTTCCCAATATTGGTAGTGTACCACAGATGTCATGGTAGTATTTTATCTGGTGGCGTCACGATGGCAGCCCTCACAACCCCTTGCCATGAGGCTGCCGGAGTCTATATAAATGGTGTTGATTTTTCTACAAAGCTCGTACCGAACACTGTAAATGTCATTGACCAGCTTGACGGTAGGAACACTCTTTCATTCACCACGCGACACTTAACTGATCCAGATGCAGGGGAAGTCGGCCAGCCAGTCGAGCTTTGGGATTCAGATACTACTCAACTATTTGCAGGTATAATCACAGACCGTCAACGCAACCAGATTGGGGATGTTGATGGTTATGAATACGCATACAAATGTGCTGATTATTCTACACTTGCTACCCGCCACCTTATCGGTTGGAATTATGAGGACATGAGTGCTGATGACATCGTCCTCCACATCAATCAGTATTTTCTGACGGGTGAGGGGGTTGTAGCAGTAAAGATCGCAAGTGGTGGACACGTTGAACCAGGCATCACTCTTGATAAGGCGGTCTTTAATTACTGCACAGTCGCTGAAGCATTTAACCAGCTTGCTGAACAGTGTGGGTTCTCCTGGTATATTGACTGCGATAAAGAACTGCACTTCTTTGAGCGAACCCGCAACATAGCACCGTTTGAACTCACCGACACAGATTGTCATTATATCACCCTTGATGCTAGTGAGTCCACAGCAGAGTACAGGAACCGGCAATGGATCCAAGGTGGCAACCAATTAAGTGAACCTCGCACCGAGACGTTCTTAGGTGACGGTAAGCTCACGTCATTTAAGTTACAGTATCAGGTTGCTAAAGTGCCAACGATCACCGTAGATGGCGTTGCTCAAACCACAGGCATCCAGAGCGTCGATGAGGATAAGGACTGGTACTGGTCTGACAACTCTGACACGATAACACAGTCACAAAAGGTTGAGGCATACAAAAAGTTTAGCTCAATTGAGTATGACTTCAGCGACAACGCCGACGCGACGCTCAAGAACAGGTCGGAAGCTGGGGTGGGGATGGATGCCACCGCGTATGAGAATAGCTATAGGCCACTCTCAACTGGTGCAGGGAGCTGGCGCTTTACCAACGCTGCGGACTACATCAAGATCCCCCATGACATACCCATTGACAACCTCCAACAGATGACTATGGAGTGGATCTTCTGGTGGGGGCTTACGTCAACAGATCCTCGGTTGTTTGATAAAGGCGATTTCATAGTCTACATTAACAACACAACCAATAGCGTGTCAATTTGGCGCTATGGTATTGGGGGGGGCTATATAGTTTACTCGACCCCCGCTAACACGATCACGGTGGGGCACTACTACCACGTTCAAATCGTCTGGGATAGCACCACCATTGGCAACCTACCTACAGTTTATATAAATGGAGCAAAACAGACGGTCACAGCCACCACCACAGGCACAGTAACGGCCTTTATGAGTGATAGTTCGTACGATGCGTACATAGGCAACCGTGCAGCGTTTAATCGTCCCTTTTATGGGTCGTTCCTTCTATTCAGACTGTTCCGCAGCTCAATTATTCCCCCGATGTCATACCCAGACCCAGACACCCTCACAACGGGGCTGCTCACCGAGGAGCAGTTAAGGCAGAACTACCTTGCAGAACGGTGGCGTTATAGCCACACAAGCCAAGGCGACATTCTTGAGCAGGATCAAAAGCTCTCCGTTACGTACCAGTACAGTTTCCCCCTCCTTGATGTGGTTGATGATGCTACTGCTCAGGCGACACAAGCAGCCCTTGAGGGGTCTGGGACGGGGATATATGAAACTATCGAAAACGATGGCACACTCGATGATACCTCATGGGCGCTTGAGAAAGCAGCGCGGTTGCTTGCCAAGTATGGAACCATCCCAGAGGTAGTGAAGTTCACCACGCATACCCCAGGACTTAAAGCCGGTCAGTTATTAACTGTTGATCTTCCTGACCTTGACTTAGATGATGCCTACCTAATCACTGAGGTTTCAACCGCTGATGAATCGTTCGTGCAATACACATACGACGTTACAGCGGCGTCTGGGGAAGCTCTGGGTGGCTGGACAAAGTTCTTTACAGATGAGGCAGCCTCTGGCCGAACCTTCAAGATCAATGAGGGGCAAACGCTAGTACTGCTAACAAGGAGCCCTGAGTCCTTAACTGTAACAGATTCATTTTCACAAACTAACGGGGCACCCGCACATACCGCAACGACTGATGCCAAGGTAGGATTTTCAGAATGTGTGAATTAAAAGAAGAATTAAAAGTAAAGGATAACGTTACGATTCAAACGTTTGACCTAATGAAGCTTGCTGCATTTTATAACACAAGCGTTGAGGAGATCGAACATAGGATACGAGAAGGTGAAGACTTCTCAGCGTTAGCAGAAGCTACGCAGACCGCACACAACCTTATCACCAGCGTTGGCAAGGATCTTTTCGTAAACAGATTGAAAGATAAGGACGCCACCACGAGCCGACTCACGCACTTCGCCGTTGGCACGGGCGACACGGCTGTAGTGGTAGGGGATACGGCGCTCGTGGCAGAGGTCTACCGTGATATGATAACCTACCTTGGCTACACCTCGACCGGCGTTATCACGATAAAATGTTATATCCCTGCCGCATATCCCGCGACTGAGCCAGTTACATTGAAGGAGGCAGGGCTTTTCAATGCCTCTATACTGGGTACCATGTTTGCCCGTGTGGTGATAAGCCCGAACGTTAACAAGAACAATACAATTTCAATGATTATTACATGGACGGTGACAGCAACATGACTTATACACCATACACCTGGAGCGACGCGGACGATATTACTGCCGCAAGACTCAACAATATAGAGGGACAATACACAGCGGCCAAGGCAGACTTTGGAGCAATCACCGTCACCGTTACTGTGGCAATAGACGGCACGTCGATCCACGGGATAGGTGCAGACCACCTCATACCGATAGGTGCGACCAACGCAGAGACCACGATCAACACGGCAATTGACGAGGCAGTGGCCGCTGGTGGTGGTGAGGTTCTGCTGCTCGAAGGAACGTATGTTATAGGTGGTCCGATTAAACTTAAAGATAAGATCACCCTAAGTGGGATGGGTGGTAATACGATTATCAAGATCAAAAACGGTGTCAACGCAAACATTAATGCGATAACCCATAATACCGTAGCAGCCCCAGGCAACAAAAATATGGTGGTCAAGGATCTTGTGGTAGATGGCAATAATTCAAACCAGGTGGCGGGAACTCAGCTTGGCATAGCCTTTTATAATTGTACGGACACCTCTGCGCGTAACATCATAAGGAATTGCTATGTTAAGTACACCAGAAGCTCTGGCATATATGTGGAAGGTAGTAAGGCGTTCATAGTGGACAAATGTGTGGCATTTGGGTGTGGTGGTGGTGCAGGGATTAACGCTTCAGGTTCGACCGTTCAGTTCACGAACAACACCGCCACCGGAAATGGTAACGGCATGCTCCTCACTGGCTGCTCGGACTGTGTAATAGCAAACACCGATGGTTTTGGTAACAGCTACTATGGGATAGACCTCTCAACGGCAACGGTGCGAACCGCTGTGACAGGGTGCACATTGTATAATAATGCCTATGGCCTTCGTGTTGTCGGGGCGACATACAACTCAATCCTCGGTAACACGTTTAGGAACAACTCTGGGTACGGGATCACCCTTGAAGCAAGCGCCCATTATACCACCATAGTTGGTAATTCAATGTACCAAAACGGCATGAACCTTATTATTGCCAATTCAAACTATGCGACGGTCAGTGGTAATACTTGTTCATACTCAACTGGTAACGCAGGAATTTATCTAGGCACGGCGTCTTACTGCACAGTTTCAAACAATGTGATCTACAGAAATCATGAGGCAGGAATAACGTTAACTGGGAGCAACCGGAACGTTATTGAAAGCAATAATGTGAGTGCAAACGCACAAGGCCACTCCGGCCCCAATATAATATTAGCCAATTCGTCTAGCGATAATACTATAATTGGGAACCGCTGCCACAAGGGTGGGGGGCCAATATACCCTAATTATGGGATAAGTATTGTTGGGGCGAGCTGTGCCTCTAATTTAGTAACTGCAAACAATCTCAAAGAGGGTGGTTCTGCGGGAACGATAAACAACTCAGGAACGGGCACCGATACAACAGCGTGGCTGACAGCGGGGAATAAGATAGCATGATCTTTGATGCAACTGAGGTAGGGTGCACGCATAAGTATGACTTTAGTGAGTCGATAGGTCCCATCATAAACCACATCACCCCTGGTTCATACGACCTCTCTAACTGGGACGCCAAGCAGGGTATCGCCACGAGCAAGGCACCCTTCTATGGTTTTGATGGTCTCACCGCGTATATGCGGAGTTCGGGTACGTGGGGACTCACTGATACATTCTCGGTTGAAGCAGTGTTCTCGATTAGCGCAAGCACGGGTGCCGGACAGAGCCAAGAGATCTGCGGGGATTTTGACGATACTACGGCAGCGGGTTGGTTCCTTTATTATTTCAACGACGATGGGAAAATATGGTTTGAATCCTATGGTGCTGGGTGGTCGCTTAAAATCAGGGTTAAGACCGCTGCGGCCATCACCATCGGTCAAGTATATCATGTGGTTGTAACCCATAACAAGACTGGGGGGGCAAACAACACTAACATTTACCTTAGAGGGCTTTACAATAACACCGGAACCAATGCTGAGTCCCCAGTACAGGGACTCAATTTCCAAGTCTCTGATGGTGGCACTTCTGTTTTTGTCTTGCGCGGTAAAGTCTACCTTATTCGTATATTTAACCGAGTCCTCACAACATTAGAGATCGAACAGAACTACGAGGCGGAACGCTGGAGGGTCCCACACACTAATCACACGTGGGCCGTAGCACCCTCGGTGAGTGCCCCCCACACTTACGCTCGAATGTTTAACTTAGCAAACCAGTATGCTGACCTAGCGCGTGACATTGGACCTATACAGGCTACACAGGTTGTTGCTCAGTCAACATCACTCAAAAAGGTAGGGGCGGACTTCATCTGTGATGGCACGGCAGATGATGTACAGATACAGGCCGCACTTGACGCAGCTCACGCAGTTGGTGGTGGAACCGTTATGATCCTAGACGGCACGTATAACCTCGCTGCGGCAGTGAACGTCTATGATAACATCACTTTATGTGGGGTGGGCAGGGCCACAATACTCAGTACTGTAGGTGGTGTTGGCACGGGGGCAATACGTAACGCTGATGGGGACATGGGAAACTCAGGTATTATCATCCGTGACCTCACAATCGCAAGTTCTGGTGGTGCTGGGGTGCCTACTATGGATGGGATCTATCTTTCTGGTTGTATAGAACCTCCGTATGTTAGTGTCCAAAAGGTTCACTTTACAAACACATACTGTGGTATTAATGTCCTATATTGCGAACACGTCACCATTGAGGGGTGTTCGTGTGTTGGGGCCTCTAATGGGAGTTACCTTGTGTATTGTGACCACGCTGCCTATGTTCATATTATTGGTTGTATGTCCCTTGAGTTCGGTGGTTTCTTTTTGATTAACTCTAACGATTGTATGGTTCGTAGTTGTGTTGTTACCACCCACGCGATAGCTGCTTACTTCATCTTCAACTGTGAACACTGTGCAGTCGTGGGGTGCACTTCTTCGGGGGATACCACAGGTAGACCTTTTGAGGGTGTTGCTGTCAATGGGGGTGTGCAGAACCTTATCTGTGGCAACAGCCTGTACTATGCGTCTTACGCTAACATCGACATTGAAGCTGATGGCGCCGGATCGGTGATTATCGGTAACACCTGTAGTGGTGGGGGTCCAACAGACGGGCATGGGATCTTTCTCGCTTGTAGATGTGAGTATATGAACGTTTCTGGAAATGCAGTAGTTGGGAACCACGCCAGCGGCATCGGATCCGACACGACTGTTGGGGTTACTCTTTCGTATGGGTGTGTTAACGATAACGAGGTCTTTTATAACGGTAAGAATGGCCTAGAGTTAGCTGATGCCCTGTACTCAACTATGAACGGCAACGTCGTGACACAAAACGGAGCCAACACAGATAATGCGTGGACGAATCTCGCCTTTTCTACGGGTGCAGCGGGTGGTGCTAGTGAAAACATCGCCTTTGGGAATAGTGCTTATAAAGGGGGAGCAGCCCCGCGAACGGGGTATGGATTTTGGGTTGGGATCGGTAGCAATAACAACCTGGTTACAGGAAATAATCTAAAAGAGAGTGGACACAGCACCATCTTTTATGATGGTGGAACTGGCACCGATAAAACAGCATGGAAGGCTGCGGGGAATAAGATAGCTTAAATCGAACTCTTTATCACTTCACAACTGTATATTTTATACGAGGTGATACTATCGACCCGACCGTGTATATGGGTGTCGCTGGCCTCGTTATCGTGCTCGTTGAGTTTATCAAGACCGCACTAGAGCCCAGAGTAAACCCTGTACTTATGCCAAAGCTGATCCCTATATTAGTATTAGGGTTATCAATGGCAATATTTGTCAGTGTGTCTATGATGTATCCTAACTTTGACCCAATGACTGCACTTAGAGATGGCTTTGTATTAGGCCTCTTGAGCAGTGGAATTTATGGGTTAGGTAAGGCCGTCATCGAAAAACTACCAGTACAACCCGAACAGCCCTCCCCGTGAGCGGCTGTTGTCTTTTTTTATCAATATTGTCGTTTGTTGTTGCAAAGCCTTTTATATAAGTGAACCCCTAGTAGGTACTGTATATAAAATACGCCCCAGGAGGTGAGAGGATTTGCCCCAAGCGGAAAATGAATTTAACGATGACCTGTATATTATAAAACGCGCTAACAACATGCGGATAGCGAGGCTAAAGAGAGGTCTCTCACAGGCACAGATGGCCCGTCTGGTCCATACGACACAGCCTACCTACAGCCGTATTGAGAGTGGCGTTACGTTCCAACCTGATGAAGAGATCATACGACGGATCTCTACTGTTCTCAAGATCCAGCCACGCAGACTGCGTGAAAAGGCGCGTGTTGAGTAGGCCTAGTAAGTAGATTTAAATACTATCTTTTCTTTTACTATGGGGGAAGCCACAGCGCCGACACTACCCTCCCAGGAGTGCCTCTGTGGCCCCCATTCATACTTGACATTTTATACAATAATTCATACTTGACACTTAGGTTTATTATATATACAATGACATGCTAATCAATAGGCATAGGATCCCTGGGAGGGTGAATATGCAATACGAAACATCGACAACAACAACAGAGACGGTTCAAACAATCAGCGATTGTTTTCAGGAAGGTGTGTTTACCAATGCCGAGATACAAGGGCTGCTCGAAAACTTAGACGCTGAACATACAGTAGTCTTTAAGGCTTTAGCAGCGATCTCTGCAACGACAAACGAGATCAATAGTACTGCAATAGAGAACTATCGTATGCTCAGGTGTGGACGTAATTTAATGTTTTTTACCACGGCACTCTTGGTAGTGATAGCAGCAAGTCTTATATATTGAATACGACTAACCCCCTAATGTAAGAGTAATTTAAACCCCTCTTACCCCCTCTTGGGGGGATATTCTTTTTTAAATATCTTCTTCTCTAAACTTTTTATACTCTTTAGAGGTCACGCTGATAGACCTGCGGTGCTCTCGTTCGATGGCCTTGGCACCAAAAATACACTCAGCTTCATCCACATCCTTTAACTCTTGCTTAACAGGTGAGATCGCTGGCTTGTCTTGAACATTGACAAGTACACCGCGCAAAATCCCATCTTCATATTTTTCTCTGCCGCGTATGGTTAAATGGTCGGGGTTCATACAAGAGCGTACGCCACACAACGTCTTAACGTTTGCGCCATCAGGGATCTCTTTATAGTAAAGCAGGTACATTAACCTGCGGGCTGAGACGGTCTTCCCGTTACGAACTTTAACCTGTCTGGGGAGAGGGGCCACCTCTTTGTGGCTTAGGAAGAACTGACCATCGTCTTTATGCGCTCCCCTGTATATCCAATGCTCGTCCCCTGGCTCGCCAGCCACAGTACACCGCGCTTTCAGCCGAACTAGGATAACATGGGGGTTGGCGTAAAAGCTAAGGATATCTTCTAACTGCATAGTATATTCTCTGTTTTGATTGGATTTAAACTTTTCCTAGTTTTCCTAGTGAATTTCTGCGCGAAGGTGCCTATACCCTAAAATGATAGTTTTTCCTAGTGCTAATGTACAGATGTGTGCATTAACCATACACAATTGATATATATAATGAGTGCTATACCCCTACAACATAGTATTATTTTTTATACATCTAAACTACCCCCAGGCTCTCGCGGGCTAAATCACTAGGAAAAGTTAGACCCCTGTTAGGAAAACCACGTTGAGAAAAGGAAGCTTTCAGGGGCCTCTACTCATGAGAAAAGATCCACTTGTGTTATGGGTATGTTCCCAGCGATATTAAAGCCAGCGGTTTCATAAATTATACGTCTCCATACCCTTATATATCTTCATCACCTTCTCTTTTCTAGTGAATATATTATGCAAGTAGCTCACGAAATGCCTATCAACTGGTCTGGCTATAGGATGCAGATAGCAAGAGTCAAGTGTCCTATGCACAGATGGACTAAGAAAGATCGCAACGGCCTGAGCTCCATTCGCCGTTGCTATAGCTGCAACAACTACATAGACCGCAGCAAGGAGGTACTCCAGTGTGCCTTTGTGAGGAGAACCCAATGAGAACGCAACCAGAGATAGAATCAGAGATTGAATACTTTAAGGCCTTCGCTAGGGCAACAGCAGCCAAGATGGAACGGATGCAAGAAGAGATCAACCAGTTAGCAGCGCGAATAACTAATGAAGTCTGCAACTGTGAAGGGCGGATCGAACAGCTGGAAACAGGTGATAATGAATGAACTGGGAAGACGTTGAAGAAGAAGTATGGCATTGGGTAAGCAGCCATATTCGTCATCATTTACGTATGGAAGCACGACAAGGGGAGATAATAAATATCAGTGTTGACCCTAAGTTTATCCCATCGTTAGAACAGCACATGCGGGAATGGGTGACAAACAATGGACCTAACCTCTAATGGTGTAGTAATAGGAGAAGTAAAGCTCCTTGACATAGGCATCCCAGACGCGCTCCCTGTTGTCATCCTTGTCATCACTGCTGAGGACGTGCGGGGTCAGATCTTTGAGCAGATGAAGAACAAAGGAGAGGTGGAGTTAATATGAGTCGTGAAGAGATTGAATACTTGGCTAACGAGATCTGCGTATTGAAACGCGACTTACGAGACCTAGAAAATAAGGTCAACCGTTGTATGTGGGGGCCTGCAAAACCTGAAGGCGTCACGTACTACGACCACATACTAGAGTTAACAGAGATCAAGAGACACTTCAAACAGTACCAAGACCAGCACATTGAGAAGTGTCTCCGAGAGCACATAGAATATGAGCTCAAAGAAGTAGACAAGTGTAAGGAAAGAGATCGCTGCCTCGACACCTACAATATGGTGAGATATTGGGATGGCATGAAAACCGGCTACACCAACATCCGTTGCTGGCTTGACGGGAGAAAATAATATGACCTACACCGACACCTTCCAATGTCCCTGTAATGTCCTCACCGTAACCTACGAATGGGAAGCTCAGGACCCCGACACTGGGAAACCAATGGGTGAGCTCATCAACATAGTAGTGGACCGTAACATAGACTACAAGATGAATGAGGACACAGGGTATAACGAGGGGACGGCAAGACCTTTCTGCCCCCGATGTACTGAGGAACTCAAGAAAGTAAAGGAACTAGCAAAAGACCTCAGTTAAAAGAAGGCTCAACATGACAAACGAAACTGAACACTTTTCCTGGCCGCTATACTTTATTATATGTGCGCTGTGCCTAGCACCCCTCGCAATCCTATGGTTGATGTTGGGGTTCTAGGCCACTCTTTTTTTAACCACTCCACTGAATAATTTATACATATTATTATATACCCTGAAGTCTAATACTTCTTAGGTGTACCTTGAAACAAACAGCGGAGCTCCTGCACTCATCTGTGACAAGTGCAAGAAATCCCTCGATGAAATCAATGATACGTATATCATATACCACCACGGACGCCACTACTGTCCAGACTGTTGGAGGTTACACCAGAACTACGAACGACGCCTCCAACGAATGAAGGAACTAAAAGATGGATAAAGAGTTCTACACAGTAAAAGGCGAGTCACTCCCCCGCGTCACACACGTCCTAGGGATGGTGGGTGACAAGCAATTCCTCATCCAGTGGGCAGCGAACTCAGCGGTGGACTACATAGCACAGGCACTGGAACCCCTCAAGGAAACCCCCTACCAGATCCCACACATACTCCCAGAAACCTTAGCCGCAGCCAAGAAGCGACACCTCATCATCAGAGACTCAGCCGGAGACCGTGGTAAGGCGATACACAAGCTCCTGGAACGCAAGCTCAAGGGTGAAGAGGTGGACTACAAACCCTACGAAGGGGACAAGGTTATCACCAAAGCCCTCAGGCAACTTGACTCCTGGATAGCCGAGTGGGGATTCGCCCCAGTCACTTACACCACAACCATCGGAGCTCAAGCACCCTCAGTTGAGGTGCAGGTTAACAGTGACACTCATCACTACGCAGGAACAGCCGATGCAATAGGCCGCAACAAAGACGGCCAGCTAATGCTCATCGACCTCAAGACAGGGAAATCCACTCACAAGTCAATGGAAATCCAATGTGCCGCCTACGCGATGGCCTGGGGAGAAATGACTGGTGACTACCCAGACATCTGTATGGTCCTCCACACCCTACCAAGCGGCACCATCAGAGCCAAGCACATAATGAACCGCAAGGACTACGAGCAGCGGTTCGAGCTCTTCCTACACGCGCTACCTATCTATGACTTTTACCGTTAA